AGAGGTATTGGCATTGGTGTCAATTCACACCCATTCAAGTATCCGGAGTTCCAGCTTTTGATATGATATGGACGGATGGAGGTAGTGTAATAGGTGCTGTATCAGACACTGGAGAAGTTTGGTATTGGGGAGAACTAACTTATTCTTATTTTTCTCCGCAAAAAATGGATTTTGATTTTATATCAGGAGAGTAAAAATGAAACCAGAAAATAAACAAGAAAAAATTAAACCAGAACACAGACGAGGAGAAATACCTGATTCTATTTATCTTCTTATAGAGAAAGTGGTAGACGATATGTTTATTGAATTTGATAAGATGGAAGATTTTGAGTTTCGTCGTCTTCCAAAACATCAAAGACTTATAAATAGAGTTTTCAATGAACTTATGAGAGAAGGTTTTCATGATCGAATGAGAAATAAATAATTTTTAATAGGAATAAAAATGCAAATAAGAGCTATAGCTAGCAAAATTGGTTATCTTGACAGTCCTATCATGACTGAAAATTATACTACTTTTGAACCTGTTCCGGTTACAATAGAAAATCTTTCTTGCGATTATGGTATATCTCTTGTACATTTATCAAATGGTGTGGTTTATACTTGGGGAACTAATTATGGAGGTTATTTAGGTAGTGGAAATTATGATAGTCAAGATCCTGCTGTTCAAGTAATAGGCGACCATGAGTTTGTTTATGCTGGGGTATATCAAGAATCGACTTGGGGTATAGACTCAGATGGTCAGTTATGGGTTTGGGGAGATACTATATATGGACGATGGGGTAATGGTTATGAGTATAATCAGCAGTATGATCCTCCAACCAGCAGATATTGGTACCATACTCCATTACCTGGCGGCGGAATGAATCCCGGTGATCATATTTTTACTAAAGTTAGAATGGGTGGTTGGCATGGATTAGGACTTGACACTGAAGGAAGACTTTGGGGTTGGGGTGAACAATACACAGGTGGAGGCGATGACTGTGATCGGCAAGGAGAATGTGGACTTGGACAAGTTTATGCAGATGATGAACCAGCTATTCCAATAATCAAACCATATGGACCCGTTTTATATCCAGTTCAGGAGTACTTAGGAAAGACTAATTGGACATACATGTGGTGTGGTTGGAATTTTTCTTTAGCGATTGACTCCGATGGTAAATTATATGGAACTGGTAGTGATGGTTGTGCTGCTCTTCTTCAAGGTTACTGGGCCTGGCATGCAGGACTAAAAAGGATGTACTGGTACTCATGTAACAAAGATATTTTTACTCAAATAGGAGTTGATACGGATTGGGTAAAAGTTCGTGCAGGTGACTGCCATGTAATAGCTCAAAAATCAAATGGAGATCTTTATGGATGGGGATATAATGTAAATGGTTGCTTAGGAGGATTGGGAGCTGCTGAAGATAGTTATATAATAACCCCTACAAAATTACCTTTTACTGGTAGTGAAGTAGTCGATTTTTATTGTGGAGCATACCACACTGGTGTTTTAAAAACCGATGGTACAATGTGGACCACTGGAGACAATGGATCAGGTCAACTAGGAGTGGGAGATTATACTGATAGAAATGCTTTTACTCAAGTTATAGGCGGTCATACTTTTACTCAAATATGTGATCAAGCTTATGATCATGCTATGGCTGCTGATGCTGACGGAAATGTTTACGCTTGGGGTTGGTATCTTGGACCCAATGAACCTGATGGATGGGAGGACCATACTCCCAATTTGATAGATTTTGAGTTTGTTACATAAAAGGAATAAAAAATGCAAATAAGAGCTATAGCTAGCAAAATTGGTTATCTTGACAGTCCTATTATGACTGAAAATTATACCATTCTTGAACCTGTTATACCATACGTTGTTATGATTGGTCTTGATGAGTATGGGTATGATACATGGGCAGTAATGTCTGATGGAAAAATATATATGTTCGGTTATTCAGTTGCTGGAATGGATGACTATGAATATCCAACTATGCTTATAGTAGATTCGCCCGAAGAAGGTAACATCATATGGGCAACTGCTAGACAAGCGGAAGGTCTGCTCATGGTTGATGAAAACCATCAACTATGGTGGTTGGGCGAATTAGATTATCATAGTTCTCTTCCTGGTCCCGCTCATTATTATGAAGAAGTTATAACAATCGGAACTACAGACCATGAGTTTGCAATCCATCCATATGCTTCTATACCTCCAATTATTGATAAAGTAACAAGAGGTCAATATGCAGCTAGTGGTATAGATACAGATGGTAAGTTATGGGTTTGGGGATCAGATGGTGGGGGTTGGGGTTGTCTTGGTCAGAACTATACTGGCTGGGATTATAACTATACTCCAATTGAAATTTGGACAGGTCTTCGGAGGGGAGAAACCAATACAGGATGGACATATACCTATATGGGGTGGTCGAATTGTTTTGGAATAAAAGATGGAGAAATTTGGTTCTGGGGACCAAATGTAGCTGGAGATGGTGGGGTTGGTTGCCATCAATACCTGAATGGTTACTACGGATGGAAATGGACTCTATCTGCAAATGGTACTTTAGGAAATGAATATTACCTTGAAAAAATTGCTGGTGGAGATCCTGGAATTGTACAACCAACTTTATATTATGTATATTGGTCAGGATATTCGGGATATCTTGCTGAAGGAACTATTGGTAGTCTTGGATTGGGAGAATGGAATTGGGGTGATAATGATACTCTTGGTTTTAATACTGTGTATGTTAGACTAAAAAATGATGTAGATCCTGACAGTGGAAGTAGTTATTCACAACGACCTGAATATAATGCCCCTGTAAAGGTTGCATTGGGTCATGGGAGCGATTGGGTTAAGGTTATGTGCCAGGAATATACAACTATTGCTTTAAAGTCTGATGGAACGCTTTGGGGGTGGGGAGATAATTATAGAGGATCAATGGGGCATGAACCAGGTACTTGTGGAGATTATGATCGTGTTGATACTACTCCACCTATAACATGGTGTGAACATTGGACTCCAAAAGACATTACTCCTCCTGGAAAAACTATTGTTGATTTTTCAGCCGGATATTATCATATAATTGCATTAGAGGCAGATGGAACTGCATGGGCAGTTGGTTATGATGATAATGAAGGGTGTCTTGGGTTGGGTTCATATCAAGCTGAAGTCTATACATGGACTGAAATCCCAGATATAAAATTTAAAGCAATACAATGTCATTATTCCAATAGTATGGGAATTGGTTTAGATGGTAAAGTTTATGTTTGGGGATTGCATTACGGGTTAGATGGTCCCACACCTACGCATTGGGATTTTGGACCATACTGGTCATAAAGGAGAGTAAAAATGAGATTAACAACAAAAGCACGTTTAATTATGGAGAAAGCAATTGATGATATAATTACCGAACTCGGTGAAGAAGAGGTGTTTGCTACGGGTATTCTGCGTCACTCGATTGAGAAAGAGTTTCGTTCTGTAATGCATGACAGAAGGAACGCATTTATGGAGTCACAAAAAAAATAAGAAAGTAACCATCCTAAAAATTTCTTCTTGAGTTTCTATCCAAATAGAATCAGTCAATTTCTTTATTATTTCCCGGTAGTTATCCTTTTCTTTTAGAACAAACTATAAATTCTTATATATGTCATTAATTAAATACAATAAAAGGAGTAGAAATTTATGGCAAGTTTAAAGGAAGAAATCCTACAGATGGGTAAAAATTCTCTTTTGAATAACAGACAGATTGCTCGGATTGTTGGTTGTTCTGAGAGGACAGTAAGTAAATATGCAGGATCTTTTTCTGATAGATGCAAATTTAAGACAGCCGAAGATGTCGATATATTTGAAATACAAAAGTCTGTGCTTCTGCCAGATATTCATTATCCTCACATTGATGAAAAAGTTATGGAGGCAGTAAATCAATTTATTTTTAATTATGAACCTCATGAAATTGTTTACATGGGAGATCAGTTATCTTTAGATTGTATATCTGGTTGGAATAAAAGAAAACCATTATTAAAAGAAGGGCAAAGGTTAATAAAAGACTATGAAAATTTTAATAAAGATATTTTGCAAATTCATGAAAATATAACCACGCCTGATACTCGAAGAACATTTATGATTGGAAATCATGAAGAGCGTGTGAACTGGTATATAGAAGAACACCCCGAGTTAGAAAGTTTAATAGATATAGATCGGAATATAAAACTTACAGAGCGAGGATATAAAATTATTCCATATAATGGAATTTATAAAATTGGCAAGCTTTCAGTAATCCATGGATATTACTGGAATAAATATCATGCCGCAAAAACACTTGAAGCTTTTGGGGGAAATGTTGTCTATGCACATGTTCACAACCCACAAATGTATGCTAAGGTTTCGCCAGTAGATAGGAAAGAATATCATATGGCGACTGCACTTCCATGTCTCTGCAATATCAAACCAGATTATAAAAAGAATGCTCCAAATTTTTGGGTAAATGGATTTGGTGTTGTTGAACATCTCCCTGCTACAGGATTTTTCAATATTTATCCTATTACAATTATTGATGGTTCGTTTATGTTTAACGGAACCTATTACGGCAAAGATTTATAAGGCAAAAAAAAGAATGGAGGGTGATCTCTCCATTCTTTTAAAAAGGTGCCGTGGACAGGATTCGATACCTGCATCTCCCACTGGGGGCGTTTTGTCTTAAACTAGTCACGGCGATGGGGTGGATCAATCGCCCACTGGAACGAGCACAGATATGATCCGTATCCATGACCTCCTACAGCAGGCACCCCAAACTATAATTGAATCCGTATTCGTTTTCCCGTTGAAGGAATTGCGATTATTAATTCATCAAAACCAAAATACAAAACCCTATCCCCTTTCAAAATTCGATGTGGTGTTCCCGACTCGATTTCATCAATCTTTGTGCCAGGAATAAAACCTTCAACCTGCGTGATTCTGATGCCATCAATTTCAAAGATGTTATTAGAGATGTTGGCGATCAGTTGTTTCTCTTTGACAGAGTCCATCACATTCATAGCACCAAGACGGCGTTTGCACAAACCACACTCACCTTTTTCCTTCTTCTCAGTTATTGGATTTCCGGATTCAGTTGCACATTTGTCGCAATATAGTAACATAATCCTCTCCTTAAGCTGCTTGTAGTAGACCTACTTTTATTTTCCATTCTGTAAGATCTTTATCACATACAGGACAATGATATCCCATTCCTGGTATAATAGATTTCCTACATGTTCTGGAATCTATAGGAGCGTGATTACATGATGTGTTCCAGCAATGATTTATATATGGAACGTTTCTGTCATCCTCTTCTGGTAGACCACAACCACATTCTCCCATTATTATCGGACCATTACAATCTCGACATATTGGAAATACAATGTTTGGAAGGCCTGGAAATAATTTCATAATTAGTTTCTACCTCCGTTAATTAAGGGTTTATAAAAAGTAAGTTTAAATCCTATCACTAATTTATATATATAGACAGAACAAATATAAAAGGGTGATTTTCACCAACGGACTTTAAACAAAAATAAAAATTGAGGTCGTAGTCCGTGACCTGTAAAAGGAGAAAGACCATGACATACAAAGATGCGTTCGTTGTAGAAGTAAAGTGCAAAGGCAAAATCTTAAGAATGAGAGATGATTTTGTTCACCTTCCATTTGGTTCAGAGTATTCAATTTATCTAAAAAATCTAAGTTCAAGAAAGGCATCCGTTAAAATTCACGTTGATGGTCAAGATGTTCTTGATTACAGTTCGTTGATACTTAATGCAAATTCAAGCACAGAGCTTGAAGGGTTTTTAAGCGGGTCAGTTGCTAGAAACAAATTCAAGTTTATCCAAAAAACAAAGGAAGTACAAGACCACCGTGGAGATAAAATTGATGACGGAATGATTCGAGTGGAGTTTGCATATGAAAAAGCTAAACCAGAAGTTAGACAAATTATAACTGAGCGTCACGAACATCATTATCATAACTATGACTATTATCATTGGTGGCCACGATGGACCACTTTTAAGTCTTCTGATGATATGTGTGGAACAGTGGGTCTTGCAGATAGTGTTACATACACTTCATCAATGGGAGCAATGAATATACAAGCTACTAATAGTATGGGTGAAGCAAGTGAAGGAGAAGTTCGTGCATGTTTTAGCAATGTTGTACAGGATTCTCTTGGAGTTGAATCTCTCGGACAACCATTGGCAGATGAAGGTATCACAGTAAAAGGTAGTGAAATACATCAGCAATTTAGATATGGTTCGATTGGAGAGCTTGATCCATCCGAAGTTATCGTAATTAGGATGAAGGGGATTGACGACACATCGAGTGCTCCAGTTCAAGCTCCATTGACTGTACAAACTAAATTGACTTGCTCAAGCTGTGGCAAAACATTTAAATCATCATATAAATATTGTCCAAATTGTGGAACTTATTTAGAGTAATTGCTAAAGGGTACAATCATTTAAACAGATGTGGCTTTACTTGATTGTACCCTTTATTTTTCGTTGGCATTACTAAACATGTAACAAATTCAGAACAAAATATAAAGTAAAACCTCATTTTATTAGAGAGAAGGAAAACTGATTATGAAAAAGGTTAAAGATACAGAGATTGTCATAAGGGAATCGTATGGTAGTAATTGTCTAGGCGATCAAGTTAATGTAAATAAACCGGCTTCGAGAAGACCTCAAGGCGAAGTGCATATTTATGAGCAACTTGAAAATGGCAGAAAAGAACTGATACATAAGAGTAATTTGGTTGTTTATCTTGGACGTGAAATGTTAGCACAGAGATTAGTTAATACAAATAATGCTTTAGTAACTCCTACTAAGGATGAGTGGGTACAATGGTTTGGTGTTGGCGATGGTGGTGTACTACCAGCTGACCCTCTTGACCCAACTCCACCAATAATTAGTGATGACGATTTATATTCTTCTGTAATGATTTCGGATACCACATCTGCTCTTTATGCAGATTTTCATACAAGTGCAGAAGCAGGATATCCATCAACAGGATTTTATAAGAAAATCTTTGACCAAGAACCAACTAATCAGATTGAGTTTCAAACAGATATTTTAAATGATGATAGATATTTAGTGATAAAAATTACAACTACAATTGGAGTTAATGACGCAAACGGACAACAGTTAAGTGAAGCTGGATTATTTTCAGCAGCTAGTGCTACAGGCGGATATAGTGGAAACTTCAGTCTATTTGCAAGAGTTACATACCCATCATTGATCAAAACAGCCGACAGACGTTTTATCTTTGTATGGTATTTATATGTTTAAAAGGAATTGAATATCAAAAGGATTTTTTAGTTTAGACCTGGAGAAGAAAGGAAACTTAAATTAGAGAGCCAAACCTATTAGAGAAATTTATATATTAATCGGAGGAAAGAGATCATGGCTAATGTATCTCCGGGTGTTTTTACCAAAATTATCGACCTGTCAACATTTGTACAAGCGGTCCCATCTACAATTGGATTCTTGTGTGGTTTTTCAAGAAAGGGTCGAGACAACGAAGTAATATTCGTAGGATCAAGAGCTGAGTTAATCAGCGAATGGGGCGAACCAAAAATTACTGATTACACAAAAAATTACGGACAAGGTCCATATCTTGCATACAATCACTTAGGTGAATCTGGTGCATTATACTGGATGAGATGTTTACCAGATGATGCTGCATATGCAAATCTAAGAATTGATACCAGATTGGCTGCGGCTGATGCAACAGCAAGTATTTCAATCACATACGTTGATGGTCTTAATACAGAGGATGAAATTACAACAAATCTGGAAACTGTGGTTGATGTAAAACCATTGGGCTTCTTAGTACCAATCGGTAGAGGTGACTTCTACAACTCCATAGCAGTAAGATTTACAGCACATTCAAATCCAACTTTATATGGAGTATATGTATTAGACATCTACGAAAAGCAAACAGATGGAGAAGATGTTATTATTGAGTCTTTCGATGTTTCGTTTGATCCGTTTGCCACAGACAATGCTGGAGACTCAATTTTTATTGGAAGTATCCTTGAACTGTATTCATCAATGTTAAGATTTAAAATGGAACTAGCGAGCGGTGAGTATACAGAAGGATATGAGTTAATCTCTAAAATCTATGATAAAGATATTGGTACAGTTACTGTTGATTTAACAGGCGGTTCAGCTACAATTATAGATAACAAACAAGACTTTACAGATTGGGAAAATAGTACAGAAACAGGCAATGCTAACTATGTAGTTGTTGCCAAAGATGCAAAAGGTAATACAATTTGGGGATGGTTGGGTGCTGCAATTGGTACTTATGAAGATGGCGCCAATGTATTTCCGAATAGAAGTCTTACCGGCGGAACAGCAGGGTGGAATGGTGCAACTGCAACCTTTGATGTTGACTCAGCTGTTTCATACCAAATTTTGGCATCATATGCTAGTGTAGCTTCTGCATTTACTTCTGCTGAACCTACACCATTAAGAAAAGGATCTGAAGGTTCATTGGTTAATGCAGACGGAAGTTTGGATACCACTGAAGCAGAAACTCTTCTTGAACAAGGTTACTCAGGATTGATTGATGACCAAATCCTTGATACAGAAAATATTTACTTTACCCTTGTATATGATGCAGGGTACCCAGCAGATGTTAAGACTGCAATCAGCACACTATGTCAAACAAGACGTGATTGTGTTGGTATTCTTGACAATGGCGATAATGCAACTGCTACTATAGCATTGTCAACAAGAACTAATACAAATGTTTTCAATAATTTCTATGTAGCACTATATGAATGTTACAACAAAGTCTCTGATGCATTTACAGGCGAAGACATTTGGTTCTCACCTGTGTATCACATGTCATATTTAATTCCAAGAAATGACAATGTAGCAGAACTATGGTTTGCAGCTGCTGGATTTAACAGAGGTTCAATTGACTCAATTAAGGAGTTGAGATATAATCCAAGATTGGGTCAGAGAGATCAAATGTATTTGAAACAACTAAACCCAATTGTTAAGTTTTCAGCGGGTTATGTTGTTTGGGGACAGTTAACATCACAAGCGAAAGCAAGTGCCCTACAAGATCTGAACATCGTAAGACTTGTTCTTTATTGTAAGAGAGCGATCGAACAATATTGTCGCTTCTTTATCTTTGAGCAAAATGATCAGATTACTTGGACACAGGTTGCCGGATCAATTGTTGACTTCCTTGAAATTATTAAGAATAAAAGAGGTTTGGACAGTTACTCAGTAGATGTTGGTGCAACAGACTACGAAAAGAAAACAAAGAAATTTCATGTTAATATTATTCTACAACCAACAAGAGTTGTTGAACAAATTGAACTAAACTTCTATATCCAATAATTAGAAGCAAAAAAAGACCCTGGAAGGAGTAATCCTCTCAGGGTCTTTTTTGCGTTGGCGGATTAGATATTATCCATTGACTCGATTTTTTTATCCACTTCTTTTTGATACTCTTGGAGTTTTTGGGCGATTGACATTGCTTCATGGATAATTTCTTCATTCATCATAGGGAAGATATTAATGATTGTGAAATTAACTCTTTTAGCTGTCTGCCCTCTAATGAATACCTCATCATATTTACTCTTTCCCATTTTATCAAGATGTTGAAGAACATGGTCGATATTTGATCTTATGGGATTATGTAAAGTTTTCAATACAAGACCCAACTCGTGAATAACCTTTAGGAAATATAAACAAGTTGTTGGTTCGATTCTAATATTATTAAGCATAGAGAATACAGGCGAGGATTTAACACCATCAGCAATAATTTCAAGGTGTTTGAGGTTTACATGTTTTAAACTGAAGATGTTTGCCTGCTCTCTCAGACTAAGATAATTCATGATATCAAAATCAGGAGGGATCGCAACAAACTCGATTGTCATATAGTTTTCAACAAGAGAGTTAGCATCTGATAACTGTGTTTCTTGATCTCTTCCAAACTCATCAAGAAGCTCTTTTTTGCTCATAGTAACATTCCTTTGTTTGAGTAAATTAATTTTAATGTTTGGAGATGTGGATGCTTTCGAGAGACCGAAAAATATTATTGTGCTCCATCTCCGAAAAATACTCACCATCTTCATCACCATAGTTGAAAATATAAATGTATGATTCATCGGATATTTTTTCCAAAAACTCTTTTGCTATAATGTGAGCAAATGAGATTTGTTTTAAACTTCGTTCATCCCAAAAGATATCTCTCCATTGTGGGTGGTCATATGATTGTCCCTCACTCCCCTCCCGTTTAAAAAATTTTTTATCCTCATCCCAAGCATCTCGAAATCTTGGATCGTTGATATATCCATATGTAACTTCCTCTGCAATTTTTGCTTTCACGTTTGGACTTGTTTTACATAATGCTCTTTGATTTTTTGCATCCTTATAGACAGTTTCAGCATATTTATGTGGTATATACGCTTGTACATCTTCAAGGGTTTTAACCTTCTTTGGAAAGGCAACTACAAATGAGGATGAGCTTGAATTTGTTACAAAATCAACTTTAATTTTCATTAGTTATCCATCCAGCACTCTTCAATATGATCAACTTCTTGTAAGAAGCCAAAAATATTTTTGATTTGAATTTTGACTCTGGTTTTAAATTCGGCAAGAGTTTCATCGTCTTTCATATCTGTGTATGGGATACCAATCATAGCACTCTCTGAATAATAATCGAAGCCATGTGAATAAGTGAGATCGCTTCCAGCTAGTATTTCATCAAGGTGTTCTGACACAGACTCCCTCATATCATCTACGGTCAAATCGCCGCCATCGAGTTTATTCAGAAATAAGGAACATAGGTGTTCTGCTGGTATTTTGCTGGTATCTAAATAAGTTCCCATGACAACAAATGACGATGAACTTGAGTTTGTTACAAAATCGACTTTAAGTTTCACTGTGCACTCCTTTAGAAGCCTATCGGACAGGCTTGTGGATTTTCTTTCAGAATGTCCCGATAAAAGCTGAATGACTCAGACTTATTCCATATTGTTTCAATGGAGCTATCTTTTAAATCAACCTCTGTGTTACATCCTGCAAAACTACATGGTTTGAATTTCATATCAGGTGTTATATATCC